GGATTATTCTGAACCATAGACATCCCAGAGAGGTATTATTGCCAGCACCGTTAGCGGCCATGGCTTGGTTTGGCGCAAGGTGACATCCGCCGTGGCATCGAAGCCCCCGGCGAGAGTGATTTTCCGATCCCCGGTAAAGACGCCCGACGCCTCGCCCAGCGCATACCAAGTGCCCGCATTCGTCATCGCCTCGCCGCCGCGGGATTTGTAGATCCGGGCAACAATCCCGTGGATGCGCGCCTTGCGCCCCTGGCTTGTGCCGTCTTGGAGTTCCAGGTTGAGCCGCATCGGTTGCAAGGTGGACGTGTAGGGCAGACCCACGGCCAGCGGCTGCGAAGTGGCGACCACGCGCCCGCCCGTGGCCGTGACCGACTCCACCGCGCCATCCGCCTTGAGGAGTTGAACGGCCTTCCCGGCAAGAAGCGGGACAGAATAAAGATTGGCAAACGTCGCTGTGCCACCACTCGAATAAGCCGACCAGCCGGTAGCATCAATGAGAACATTCGTCACAGGATCCACCAGCGACCAGTAAAGCCCGCCCGCGTGAGTCTTGACCTTCGCGGTGACCGGAGCCCCCCACACCCCGGCAAACGTGATGATATCCCCGTCCACCAACTCCATGTCGAAAAGCGATTCCTCAAGCGAGATATCCAAGACGGACACGCCATCCACGGTTGCGGCAGTAACAGAATCCACCTTGAAGCTGCCCGGGGGATTCTCCACATAGCAGTCGAGATACCGCCAGTCGGCGGCCACCCCGGCATCGAGACGCGAACGCCAGTTGAGACTGAACTTTTCGATAAACCGGCGGGACAACCCCCCGACCGTGCGCTTGACGACAAACCAAACCTCATCCTCCGTGCCGTTACCATGGATCGTGGCGGCGGATTCAAACTCGCCATCCGTCAAGTGCCTGTGCCAGCCGACCACGCTTTGATCGCGCTCATAGGTCATCCCGATCAGCGTGCCATCGCCCCGGATCGCCCAGAGGATGTTATCCGGCTGCTGCTGGTAGGCCGTCGAGGTAATCCCATCCACCGTGATATGCTCGGCAAGCAGGGTGAGATCCACCGAAACCCACCCATCGCGTTGAAAGCTATATGTCATCTCGCGCACCTTGCGCCCGTTGCGCTGGACAAAGAGAACCACGTCCGCCAGCAGGAGAGCCTGCATATTCGCCGACCCGTAGCGGCTTTGATTGGAAACCTTGACGTTCGTTGAGGATAACGTCTTGGCCGGATCGCTCCCACCAACCGTCCACTCATCGCCACTCGTGCCAACAATGAGCAAATCTTGCGGAAGCATCCAGTTGATCCGGTTTTGCTCGCTGGCAAAGATCGTGAAGACAAAGGCGTCATTTTCATTCACCCCGACGCGGAGATTTTCAAAATCATCCACCGTGCTCCCCCAAACCGTCATCGCCTGTGAGGAAGTGCCCGCCAGAAAGAGCCGGGAATTGTGCAGGGCGATTGCTTGTGGATATCCATTCTTCGCCCCCCATGCCCCCTCCGCCCAGTAAGGCGTTGCCGTGGCGGCGGAAAGCGTCCTTGTCACCGTGGCACTCACCACAGTTGCGCTGGTAAAGCCCGTGATCTTGACAATCCCATAAACCCGCCCGTTGACCGCATCAATGCGGGCCACCCCATTTGTGCCGCTGGTAAAGCCCGTGACGCGAATCCGCATGTTGGTTTCCTCCGCCATCGTGCCCGCCGTGTTGAAGTTCTTGTCCGCCTTCCCTTCATAGGTGCGGATCGCCTCCCACGCGCCCGAGGCGTTTTCCTTTTCGATCACGAGTTGCGCCGCCCATGTGCCGGTAGTGGAAAACTCCCAGTCTCCGAAAATCTTTATCGTGCCGGAGGTTCCCGTTGCCGTGAGGGCAATCAGGAGATAACTGGAATCCACCCCGCCCGTATTGGCATTGGCAACCTTGCGATTGTGGGAAATCTGCCAGTAACTCCCGACGTCTAGTGCCGTGAAGAGACTGGCCGATGCCGTGAGCGTGATATTCCCGGTCACCGCGCTTGGCGTGATCGTGGTGCCCTCGACATTCTCATCCTTGAGCGCGGGCCACGCCCAGGCAATTTCCGCCATGGTCCAACTCGTATCCGACAGGCGCGAAAGCTTGTAAGGAGGAAACGAAGGATGGACAAAGAACATCACGTCATTTGCCTGAACGAATTTGAAGTCCGCCACTTGCTCCGCCGAGTAGGGCGAGACAAATTCCGCCAGGTGCACGTTGCTTGATGTTCCCCAGACCCGACCGTAATACTCGCCGAACTCGATCACGAACCGCGTGGTGGTCGAGTAGTTGAACCCGATGAGCCTCGCCGTCTTGTCCATGAACTTCGCGCCCGCGATATACTGCGTGCCCGGCCGCCGGTTCACCCCGCCATACGGCATGATGATGAAGTTTTCCAGCGTGCGGCACGCGCTCTTGTATTTCTCGAGGCTCGTGCGCGCGTCCACCATCGGGGAAACCTCCCCGCAGTTGAAAGAGGCAATGAGATCGTGGAGGGGCATTGGCTAAAATCGGGATTGCACCAGCGAGCTGTCCACCCATGCGGGCTTGCTGATCGGTTGCCCCTCGCTGCCGTCAATGCGCCGAGCCAGCGGGGCCGTGATCCGGGCGTATTCGGTCAGGAACGCATCGCCCAGCGGCGCGGAGCCGGTCAACGGCTTGGCGAGCTTCGCGGCGAGCTTGAGCGTCAGGGCTTCAATGAAGAGCGGATCAAAGAGCGCCTCATCCTCAACCTGCCCGACATACTTGATATTCGCCTCCTCCTCGTTGGTCAGGAGCACCCCGCCTTCCACTTCCCAAAGAGAAGTTGCCTCGCTCGCATCGTAGGAATTGACTTGCAGGAGCCGCAGGAAGCCCGCTGGCAGCGTGTAAATGTAATCCCAGCCGAAGAGCGGAGCCTTGATCCAAGACCCCGTGCCGGTCAAATGCGCGCCGCTGAACACCGATCCTATCAGATCAAACGTGTTGTCCGTGATCTTGGTGACATTCCACGAGCCATCGGCCACCACGCCGGAGACTTCTTTCATGTGGATGCGATCCCCGGTGACGAGCCCATGCGCCGTGTGCGTCACGCGGATCAGCCCCGCTGTGCCATTGCTGGCGAGGGCAACCCCGGCGAGCGCCTTCCACGAGAGAGCCAACGCCGCGCGTTTCGTGGCAAAGTTCCACGGGTGCGCCCGCAAGACCTCGTCGCGAGTCTGTGCGTAGAGAAGCGTGCAGTATTCCGCTTCCGGCTTCGAGTCCGCGAGGGTGACAATCCTGGAATCGCCCAGCCGGGCGAGGGCCAAATTGCAGATTGTCACTTCGTCCATGAGATTAAAAAATTGGGCAGACGTTTTTTCCCCGGTCTGCCAGCGGGATTTTTGATTCCCTTACGGGTGACGGAACGCGATCCAGACCGTGAGGTCCTGACCGGCGGTCACGCTGATCGAGCCAGCGTCAACCACAACGGCTTGGATCCAGCTTTCCTGGACCAGCGCGAATGGGTTGGCTCCGGCGACGCCACTTGCGAAAGCAATGCGGCCCGCCGTGGCGAGACTCACTGCCGTCGAGTAGCGGTCATCATCGGGCGTCGCGTCGTCGTCACCGATTTTCAGCGAAATGTCCATTCCGCAGTCTTCGGTTGAGATGAACGACAGGCCCGGGATGACGATTGCGCCAGCCGGAAGCTTGCACAGGCGCAGCACATCGGCCGCCGCCGTCGTGGCGGTGGTGGTGAAGCTGCACTGGGCGAAGCTGACCTTGCCAAAGAGCAGTGAGCCGGGGGCTCGCTGGTCGAGGCGTTCGTTGTCCTGGTAATCCGCCAGGGTGGATTTGATAGTAGCCATATTATTGGATTCCTTTCAGTTTTGTTGAGTGTTTCAGGTCGGGTCCTACGGCGATTGATCGCACGCCACGGAGACCACCTTTTTCTCTTCGTTGCGGGCCGCGCCGAGACGGGCGACCGAGCGGACTTGGAGGCAGTGGTTTTGCGTGGGCAGGATGTCCATGTGGACCTTGTGGCCGCTGTCGCTCAGCACGATGCCGCTCTTCACATAGCCGAAGCAGGTGCGAATGTCGGTCGTGGAGTCGAGCACCGCCCGCTTGGACCAGCGGAACTTGAAGCCCATGAACACGTCAATCTTGCCCTCAACGAGAGCTTGAACGGCGTTGTAATCCCGGCTGGTGATTTCCGTTGTGCGCAGAAGGTCTTCCTTCTGTTTCGGCCCAGCGACAAAGAACCGCTCTTCATCACTGTCGGCGTCGGCGTCATCGAGGATGAACATGGCATGGCGAAGCTTCGCCACCGTGAGCCCGCTGTTGGCAGCGGATCCGGTTTCCACGTAGCTGACCGCGACCTTTTGAGTCTCGGGCAGCACAACGGGAGTCGTGCCATCCTCGCCCTTGTAGGCCGTGCCGACCGCGGCGGCGCAGATCAGCTCATCACACTTGCGGTTGTAAGCCGCGGCGTGAGAAGCGACCACGTCACTCGTCGGGAGAACGATCGCGCCCAGGAGGGCCTCGTCGAACTCATCGAACC